GCTTTTTGCGCTCTCTATTTAGAGCATGATATTCTCCATAAAATCGGCGACAAGCAGTTCAGTGATGAACTGGAGCGCCTAATGAGTAATGAGCTCTTTGCTGAGGATATGCTGGACTATGTAGACCAGTATGTCGAGTACTGCACTAATGAATATATGGAAGCACTCGTGCACGAGAAGCAGGCCAGTATGTTCGTTGAGCAGAAACTCGACCTCAGAGAATTTATTCCTGAAGGCTTTGGTACAGCTGACTGCTGTGTTATCAGCGACGATGTCCTGGAAGTTATTGACTTCAAGTATGGTATGGGCGTGCCTGTCTACGCAGACTGGAATTCTCAGCTTATGCTGTACGGGCTTGGCGCTCTTCAAATCTTTTCCGGTATCTACGACATTAAGGAAGTTCTGCTTACAATTGTTCAGCCAAGAATTGACAACATCTCATCTTTCCAAATCTCTGTTGAGGACCTCAACAAGTGGGTAGTTGATGAGCTCAAGCCTAAAGCCAGAATGGCCTGGAACGGCGAGGGCGAGCTTACTCCTGGTGATTGGTGCAAGTTCTGTACCGTTAAGACTCGTTGCCGGGCTCTTTATGAAGAGCAAATCAAGATTGCGAAAGCAGACTTTGCGGAAGACCCACGTATGCTTTCCGATGAAGACATTGCTGACATTGTTAAGCGGGCTCCGAGTTTCACAAACTGGGTTAACGCTGTTACTGAGTACGCGCAGAGTCAAGCAGTAAATGAGGGCAAACAGTGGCCAGGTCTTAAGCTAGTCGAAGGTCGGTCTGTTCGCAAGTGGATTGACCCAGACCTCGCTGAGAAGACAATTCGTGAGCGCTGTCCTGAAATTCCTAATGAAGTGCTTTATACCACTAAGCTTAGTAGTTTGACCACTATTGAGAAGGCTGTTGGCAAGACTAATTTTGCTACTCTCTTTGCTGATATTGTGGTAAAGCCAGCCGGCACTCCTACTCTCGTCCCTGAAGACGACAAACGTCCCGCGATTGGTATCGCACAAGCACAGAAAGATTTTCAATAATTAAAGCTATGAAGACAATCATTGTAATGTTTGAGGGTACTTGCAAAAAGAAGTATGCCTACAACACCGACTCCGAAGTCGCTACTGGCGATGTTCTTGTATCTCCTGATTACAATAACAGTAAGATGACTGTTATTGATGTTCTGGATGAATGTTACAAATATTCCAATCCTGACACCGGCGAGCTCTCTAACAAGATGACTTCCCTGAACCAGAATCTCATCAAGACTCTGAAGGTTGTGGCTGATAAGGTCGACCAGACTATAATCTGCATTAGGTTAACTAAATAATTTAGCACAATGGAACAAGCAACGAAAATCGTAACTGGAAAAGTACGCTTCAGTTATGTGGCTGTTTTTCAGCCGAAGGCTATGGACGAAAAGTCTGACCCCAAGTACAGTGTCTCTATCATCATCCCGAAGAACGACAAGGCCACGCTCGACCGCATCAACAAGGCCATCGAGGCCGCAAAGGTCGCAGGAAAGGCGAAGCTTGCCGATAAGACCGGTAAAATCCCTGCCAACATCAAGGTCCCGCTCCGTGACGGCGACATTGACCGTCCTGATGACGAGGCTTATGCCGATTCTTTCTTCATCAATGCAAGCAGTAACCGCAAGCCAGGCGTCGTCGACGCTCAACTAAATGAAATCATCGCTCCTGAGGATTTTTATTCTGGTTGCTATGGCCGGGCCTCCATTAACTTCTATGCGTTCAATGCTGCAGGCAACAAAGGTATTGCCGCGGGCCTCCAGAACCTCCAGAAGTTAGCCGATGGCGAACCGCTTGCTGGTGCCTCTGCTGAACAGGATTTCGGCGGCGAGAATGAGTTCAAGGACAGCGATATGCTGTAGCATTTTGCGACTGAGCATCCTAATACGGGCATGTGCATTCAACCGATGATTATAGCTCAAAGCTATTTGCTCAGTCGCTATTTTTTAGCTCGGATAGGACGTAATAGAAAGACGTCACGGTTTAGTAATTTTCCGGCACGCATTAGTTGGCCCGCTACCAGCCCGAGCTACTACCTTGTATTCCATCCCACTTATAACGTGCTGCTGTGAAGTACCACGTTATTTAACAAAAAACTTAGTGATTTTAAGGACAGCGCTCATCGACTAATGGTAAGTCTTCAGTCTTGCTTGTTTGCTTGCTGACAATGCTAGTTCGAATCTGGCTGAGCACACTATGGACTACTTATTTATAGACTTAGAAACATACTCCTCGAGAGACTTAAAGACTGTGGGCCTTTACAAATATGTTGAAGACCCAGAATTCGAGGTACTTATCTGCGGCTATGCTTTTAACCATGAGCCGGTCACTGTTGTTGACTTGGTGAATGGTGAAGAGTGGCCTGAGCGTTTGCTTAATGCGCTCAATGACCCTAATGTTATTAAGGTAGCGCATAATTCAGCTTTTGAGCGTAGGTGCTTTGCCAAGATTGGCATGAAAACCTCTATTGAGCAATGGCGTGATACTCTTATTTTGTCTGCCTATGCTGGTTTGCCTCTTGCGTTGAAAGATATCTGTGATGTTCTCAAAATAAAGGAGCGTAAACTTGCTACAGGACTTATGTTGATTAGGTTCTTCTCCTGTCCCTGTAAGCCGACTAAAGTCGACCCTAATAAGACCAGAAATTATCCAGAAGACGACCCAGAAAAGTGGGAAAGCTACAAAGAGTATAACGATTATGACGTGCGGTCTGAGCGTGAGATATTCTATAAGCTCACTGAAGAAATGCATGTAGAATGGCCGGAGTCTGAGTTAGCGCTTTATATCTTAGACCAGCAGATTAACGATAAAGGCATTCTGCTCGACCTCGACCTCGCTGAGAAGGCCCTCGACATAAATGAGAAGTACTCAGCTCAAGTTCTTAAAGAAGCACAAGACTTGACTGGCTTGGAGAACCCTAATTCTGTGGCACAGCTTGCTGACTGGATTGAAGCTATTACTGGTCTTCGTCCAGAGTCTTTTGAAAAGCGGTATTTGTCTCAACTTTACGAGGATTACGCCAAATTCCCTGAAGTTATTCAAATGTTAGACTTACGCAAAAAGCTTGCAAAGTCTTCTATTAAGAAATATCAAATGATGCTTAATTGCGCTATGGACGATAGGCGCATCAGAGGCACATTCCAATTCTATGGCGCAAACCGGACTGGTCGTTGGGCTGGTCGTCTTCTGCAATTGCAAAACCTGGCTAAGAATCATATTAGCCATATTGAGATAGCAAGAGAAGCCGCAAAAACTGGTGACGTCAATGTTGTTAGTATGATGTATGATGACGTCTCCGACATTTTGTCTCAGCTTATTCGTACTGCTATTATCGCTCCTGAAGGTATGCTCATAAGCGTTGCGGACTTCTCAGCTATTGAAGCGCGCGTTATATCTTGGTACGCCAACGAGCAGTGGAGAATGGACGTGTTTAATGGCGATGGTAAGATTTATGAAGCGACCGGTTCTAAGATGTTTGGCGTTCCCATTTCTATGATTACTAAGGGTTCTGAATTACGCCAGAAGTCTAAAATATCTGAGCTTGCTCTCGGCTATGGTGGAGGCGTTAATGCTCTTGAAAGAATGGGCGGCCACGATATGGGTCTGTCTCAGCAAGTAGAGCTTGACCTAGTTAGAAAGTGGCGTAATGCTAATCCTGCAATCGTTAAGATGTGGTCAGAGCTTGAAACAGCGGCAGTAACCGCTATAAAGTACCATAAGCCCGTCACAGCTACCGCTCGTGGTTTAGTCTTTGACTGCAACGGCGAGAACTTAACAATTAAGCTTCCTTCCGGCAGAAAGCTATATTACCGGCACCCTCACTTCAAGAGTGTACGAGTTGGAAGTTCTACTTATGAGAGCTCTAATATTTTCTATGAAGGTACTACAGATAAGGGCGTATGGGGCGATATTGATACTTACGGTGGGAAACTGACCGAGAACATTGTACAGGCAACTGCTCGTGATATGCTTGGCAATTCTATGCTCAACCTCGCCGCCGCGGGTTATCTTCCTATTTGTCATATTCACGATGAGGTTCTCATCGAAGTACCAAAGGAAAATGCAGAAGAGCATTATAATAAGATTGTAAGCATTATGGATAAACAGCCCTCCTGGGCCTTAGATATGCCGCTTAAAGCAGATGGATATGTAACACCTTTTTACTTAAAGGACTAAGATAATGACCGATTATAGAGTAACTACAGACGAGCAGCTTGATATAGCAATAGGGACAAGCGCAACAAGTAAGACCTGGCGTAACACAAAGATTATGTGGTCAGAACTTGTTGCTCGTTTAGCTAAACCTGTAGTAACAGTTGAGACCTATAAGGAATATACTTCAATGCCAAAGTCTGACCGCGCAAAAGTCAAAGACCTTGGCGGCTATGTTGGAGGTTTTCTTATTGGAGGAAAGCGCGATAAAGCCAGTGTTTCATACCGGCAAATAATAACCCTCGACGTTGACTTTTCCCATGATAATTTCTGGTGGGATTTCACTATGCTGTATGATTGCGCGGCAGTTCTTCACGCCACGCACTCTTCGGGTCCAAATCATGTTAGGCATCGTCTTATCATTCCTTTGGATAGACAAGTCTCGTGCGAAGAGTATCAAGCCATCGCGAGAAAAATTGCCGGTAACACTGGTATTAATTGCTATGACTCGACGACCTTTGACATCAATCGCTTGATGTTTTGGCCGTCTATTCCGAAAGATGTTGAGTACGACTTCCATTTCCAGGACGGGGCGTTCCTATCTGCTGATAAGGTTCTCGCTACTTATAGTGACTGGCATAACGTTATGGAGTGGCCTGCACCCGAGGACGAGACTGAGTACATAACTAAGACTATCAACAAACAGGAGAACCCAGTTGAAAAGTCTGGTATCGTAGGGACCTTCTGTAGAACCTATTCTATAAGTACCGCGATTGAGACTTTCCTTGCAGATGTCTATGTAAAGTCAGGCAAAGACCGATATACTTATACTCAAGGCTCAACTGCTTCCGGACTTGTTGTGTACAAAGACTTATTTGCGTACTCCCATCATAGCACAGACCCAGCAAGCAATAGGCTTTGTAATGCCTTTGACTTGGTTCGCATTCATAAGTTTGGCAATCTGGATAAAAAGCCAGAAGATACAGCTAGCTTTAAAGCTATGGAGGTCTTCGCTACTAAAGACCCAGAGGTCCGCAAACGGATTGCTACTGAGAACATTCAAGCCGCAAAGTTTGATTTTGCTGAGCCGTACGAAGAGCCAACACCTGAAGACACGGAATGGCTCAAGGGCCTCACAGTTAATACAAAAGGCGAGTATGAGACAACCGCAAACAATATAAATATCATACTTTCTAATGACCCAAAACTAAAAGACGCATTTAAGCTGAATACTTTTAATAATAAGCGTTATGTTGTTAAAAGTCTTCCTTGGCGTGTCATTAAAGGCGAAGAGCCATTAAAAGACGTAGACTATGCCGGAATACACAATTACATTGAATGTTTGTACAACATCGGGTCTTCTGCTAAGATTGATGATGCCTTTGCGCTTGTCTTCGAGAAAAATCAGTACCATCCTATACAGGAATATCTTACAAGCCTATCATGGGACGGTTCTCCTCGCGTCGATACCTTGCTAATTGATTATTTTGGAGCTGAAGATACTCCATATACAAGAGCTATTATCCGGAAAACTCTTGCTGCTGCAGTAGCTCGTGTATTTCAACCTGGCATTAAGTTTGACACCGCTTTGGTAATTGTAGGCCCACAGGGGTCTTATAAAAGTACGTTTGTCAAGAGACTTGGCAAAGACTGGTTCTCTGATACCTTTACCACTGTGCAGGGTAAAGAAGCCTTCGAACAAATCCAAGGCGCCTGGATAGTTGAAATGGCGGAACTCTCGGGCTTAAAGAAAGCAGAAGTTGAGGCTATTAAGCATTACATATCAAAGCGTGAAGACTCTTTCCGTCCTGCCTACGGCCGCGTAGTTGAAACTTATAAACGTCAGTGTGTATTCTTTGGTACAACTAACTCACAAGACTTCTTGCATGACCCTTCAGGTAATAGACGTTTCTTACCAGTAGACGTAAATATTGCGCAGATTACAAAGTCTGTTACTGAAGACCTGACCGATGAAGAGGTAGACCAAATTTGGGCCGAAGCATACCAAATCTATAAAGGCCATGAACCTTTGTACCTCCAAGAGGAAGCGGCTAAACTTGCAGTTGATGCACAAAATAAACATGAAGAGGCCGACAATAGAAGAGGCCTTATAATTAACTACCTCGAACGTCTTTATCCCCCTGATTGGGACTCTAAGGATATATTTGAGCGCAAACAATGGCTTGAAGACCCGCTCTCTGCGAATGGCTCAGTACGTAAAGACTTTGTTTGTATAGCAGAGATTTGGTGTGAGTGCTTAGGCAAAGACCGCGCAGATATGACACGTTATAATACTCGTGACCTCAACGAGATAATGAGAACTATTGATACTTGGGAGAATACGGGCTCGACTAAGACCTTTGTTAACTATGGCGTCCAGAAGTATTACAGGAGAAAAGAAGGATAGCGAGAAGACACTTGAACGCTCCTTAGTTGAGAAAATACGACAGCTTGGCGGCATATGTCTAAAACTACAAGGCAATATGTATGCAGGAATGCCAGACAGGCTAATCCTGCTACCCGGCGGAAAAGTAGTATTTGTTGAACTCAAGTCTGAGGGTATTAGGCCGAGAAAGTTACAGCTAATAAGACACGAGGAATTAAGGGCTTTAGGTTTCAAAGTATTTGTTATTGATACACACGAGAAGTTAACACAGTTTTTAAATGAACAAGTCTGATTTACATAACTATCAGCAAGTTTGTGTGGACCACATCATAAACACTCCATATTGCGGTTTGTTTCTTGACATGGGCCTCGGGAAGACTGTCATAACACTCACAGCGGTCAATGACTTAATGTTCGACTATTGTGAAGTTAAGCGAGTTCTTGTAGTAGCACCTAAACGTGTTGCCGAGACTGTATGGCAGGAAGAAGCAGAGAAATGGGACCACTTGAAACATTTGCGCTTTTCCAAGATTATAGGTACACCTAAGCAAAGAGTAGCAGCCATAAATAAGCAAGCAGATATTTACATTATTTCTCGGGACAATATTGCTTGGTTGTGCCTTTACTTTGGCGGCCAGAAATTACCGTATGATATGGTTGTGGCTGACGAACTTAGTAGTTTTAAGTCTTATAAGGCTCAACGGTTCAAAGCTCTTCGCGCAGTCCGTCCTAGCCTTATACGGTTTGTAGGATTGACGGGTACACCGGCTCCTAATGGCTTTATTGATTTGTGGCCGCAAATCTATCTTATGGACCGAGGAATGCGCTTAGGTAAGACTATAACAGCTTTCCGTCAGAACTATTTCAAGCCGCTTGTGTCCGATGGTTTCATTGTTTACAAGTATGGTCTATTACCCGGAGCTGAGGAGGAGATACGCCGTAAAGTCTCAGATATTTGCATAAGTATGTCTGCTAAGGACTATTTGACAATGCCTGATAAGATTGATAACTTTGTAGAACTGCAAATGTCTTCAGCACTCAAGGCACAATATGACGAGTTTGAAAAGGAGAAGGTGCTCGAGCTTGCAAATGCAACAGACGCAGACGGAAATCCTATAACGATTACTACCGCCAACGCAATGGGCTTGTCAAATAAGCTGCTCCAGTTTGCGAATGGCGCTGTGTATGATAATGACGCTGAAGCAAGACAAGCGCACGAGGTTCATGACATAAAACTTGAAGCTCTCAAAGAGATAGTTGATGACGCAAATGGACAGCCGGTTCTTGTAGCCTGGACGTTCCAATCCGACCGAGATCGCATACTTGAGTACTTTAAGAAGTACGAAGTAAGAGAGCTTAAAACTGCGCAAGATATAGCTGATTGGAATGAAGGTAAAATACAGATACTTATTGCGCATCCGGCTTCAGCTGGCCACGGTCTTAACCTTCAGGCGGGTGGTAACATCATAGTTTGGTTCGGTCTAACCTGGAGCTTGGAATTGTACCAGCAATTTAATGCGAGATTGTATAGACAAGGACAACAAAAGGGCGTTATTGTAAATCACTTAGTAGTGAAAGGCACTGAGGATGAAGAAGTTATAAAAGCGCTCAAAACTAAGGACAAAACTCAGTCCGGGCTTCTTGAGAGTCTTAAGGCAAAACTTGATAAATATCAACAAATATTTAAATAGCTATGAACATTTTACAAAGAGCCGACGAAATCGTCAATCACCGTTCTGAGGAACGCGAGCGCCAATATGGCCCATTCTCCGAGTGCATGGAGAGAGCCGCCAATATCTTCAATGCAATGTCACCAAAAGGTGAGTCTATCACGCCAGAAGGCATGTACCGGGCAATGATTGCAATGAAGTTCGCACGTGAAGCAAATGCTCATAAAGAGGACAATCTCCTTGATGCTCTCGCTTATATCGGAGCGCTCAATAACTACATTGCAGAAAAAGCAGAAGACCCTAAACTCTTTTAACCATGGTCACAATTAGCAACGTAAAGGTTTATGACCTTGTAGAGAGTGTTTGCGCTTGCCGCAACGCAATGCGTGTTGAGCCCTCTGACTACTCAACAGAAGACTTTGAGAAGTCCTTAGTTCGCGCTAAGAAGCTGGCGAGCCTTGGTAGCAATTCCGGTCATCCTAACTTCTTGACGGGCATCCGTGTGTCCTTTGACATTGTGTACCCGCAGTATTTCACTCCTCAGCTTCAGCGGTACCACTTCATTGACATTGTGTCTTCCAGTAGCAAGGACCACAGGCTGTCTAAGATTATGATGGCAAATGGTTACAATGAGTACGTAACAGAAGAGACAAAGGCCAATGTACAGAAATACCTTGACGCTTATAATGCTGACCCGAGTTATGAAAACCACATGGTTCTTCTCAGCAACTGTCCTCTGGGTCTGCAGCTCTTTATGAGGTGTAGCACGAACTACATGAGCCTCCGGAACCTCTATCATCAGCGTATTCACGACAAACTAAAAGAGGACTGGGGCGCAGTTCTTGACATGATTCGTAATCTGCCTTATGCAGAAGACTTTATAACTCTTGGCAAGTAATGGGACGCACGTTTCAAGAAATAGCAGATGAAATAGACTTGACTTGGAATGGTGTAAACAGACAGACTGTTAGGGCCGGTATTTATCTGGAAGCACTTCAGGAATTTGATACGACTGACCCAGAAGCAACTCGAGGCGGACAAAGAGCTAAAGACCTGGTTTTAGGTTTTCTGCAGACTGCGTACTGTTTCAAAGGTCGAGATAGCTACAGATTGAAACGAGAACTAAGAGACGCCGCAGGTATAAAATTTGATATTCATAAAAGCTGTCACGTAATATGAAAATTGCAAAAGTAAGAAATGTTAGAACTCCCGATAGAGGGACTAATAAAAGCGCAGGAATAGACTTCTATATTCCTGAAGATTTTGACACTAAGATGCTCTTCCCCCATACTGACGTCCTTATTCCGTCAGGTATTGTAGCTAAGATTCCTGAGGGCTTTATGCTTATGGGCGCAGACAAGTCTGGTGTTGTTGTGTCTGAGGAGGGCTACTCCAGAACCAAGCTTGAGCCAAGAAAGCGTAGGCCTTTTCCGAGTCCGCTCATTATCGGGGCCAAGATTATCGATGAGGACTACCAGGGCGAAATCCATATCCATGTCATTAACGTCGGTAATAACTGTATCACGCTTAAGCCTGGTATGAAGATTGCTCAGTTCATTCTTGTACCTGTCTCTTATGAGGACGTTGAGGTTGTCGATTCAAGAGACGAGCTTTTCCCTGAGGAGTCTGACCGCGGCGCGGGTGGTTTCGGTTCAACTAATAGATAAAAACCTTAGGTCAGTCTCCGAGTTGTAAGCAGCTTATACTACAAAAACTACCGTGTCCAAATCAACTGCAACAAGACAACTAAGTGAGACTGACCTTTTAATCTTAAAGCTATGAGACCAGACATTGAAGAATACCTTCGTGAACAAGGTTGGGTATTTGCCGGAGTATCACAGCCAGACCATAAACGTCAGTGGGCTCAAATGGATGGCAATAAAGTTAAACGCGTAGCTCTTGAAAGCGAACTTGAAGACCTCGCGCTAAATATAATTGAACATGAAAATCCGAACGATTACGATAAAATCAAAAAGGTTCTCGCGCTCCAATTCATGCATTACCTCGATGAGAACAGGCCAGAAGGGACGATGTGTCTTTCCAATGGCGAGTGCGCATATATTGAAAAAGCCTTCAACGAACAGAATTGGTCAAGGTTAGCAAAGTATCTTGACAAGTATGTCGAGAGTGAGGACAAGAAAATGACAAAAGCAATTAGCCTTGCGCTTACTGATGTTCCAGAAGAAAGGTTCACTTCTTTAGGAACAACTTTGAAAGACTGTCTTGCCTATCTTAAAAAGCCGAAAGAGCTAAAACACGCTCCAGATGACTTGCAGAAGTCCTTTGAAGCCGGTCAAATGAGCGTCATCAATAACCCAGAGCAATACAGATTGTGTAAGAAAACGGATTTTAATACGGAAGACAAAGAATCCCTTAAATTTATTCATCAAGCAATTTCCTGCGCATACGCTGATAAAGCCATAGACGCTCAAACTTGCGCAGCTTTACGAAAGTGGCTCAACGGTAAAATTCTAGTATAACTATGAAACGCTTAGTATATTGGTTCAGATACCACAAATTATTGCGAAGCCTCGAAAATATGAAAATCTACGATGGTAGGCGCAACGGCATAGATGTCTATGAGTGCTACAATTGCGGTCATAAGCTCTATACTTATTATAAAGACAAAGGAGTAACGCCTTTTACTATAGGTTGTCCTAAATGTTCTAATATAATGAGGCATACTAAGACCATTAGGGCCGTAGCTCCTGGTATTAAGCCTATTCCTTGGTGTAGACCTACTTTCAAGCAGATGTTTAAGCTATCACCAGGAATGATTGAGCATGTATTACAAGGTGGTTTAATCTTAAAAACACATTTAAGATGAAAGAAGTATGGCTAACAAAAGGTAGTCCAAAATGGATGCCCTTTCATCTTATTTTCTTTAAGAATGCAGACTGGCTGTTGTTGCCTTGTATTTCATTTGTTAAAAAGAATAAGGCACAGTACCTTGGAAGCGAAATTATAGTCGGAATCCTTAGATGGAGAATGAGTATTTATTTTCACAATGGAAATTAAGAAAGTAATAACAATAAAAAAACACACTTAAAATGAACAAGCAACAACCCAAAAACAACACTCCGCTTGACAGGTATCCTGGAAGCGAGATGACCGTTAAAGCCATCAATGAGATGGGCTCTAAAATGGAGAAGATTATTCTTGAAGGACTACCAAAGACTAAGCTCTTCTCAGACGCAGAAATTGTGATGCTTCAGTTTGTGGGCGCGATGATTTGCGGCTCCCTTCGGGACCATGAAGCAATAAAAGAGCATATTAGCTATTTCTGCCGAGACCTTGTTGGCTATGCCAATACGTGGATGAAACTCGATGACCAAAACAAACCGAAACTTATCCGCACTCCTGGACTCGTTGGTACACCTAAAAAACAGCAGTAATCATGAAACGCTTTTTTAAAAAAGTTTGGAATGTTATCCATGTCATTGGCCTGATGATACTTGGTATCTTCACTATGATTTGGTACTTCTTTGTATGGCTTTGGCAGAGATTTATAATCTGGGTACGCGATACTAAATGGATTAGGAAGCTCGGCAAAGTACTTGTCAAGGTATTTGAGATTCTCTATATACCCATTTATTACATGGTGTATCTGATTTCTATAGTTCTCCGCTTTTTAACTTGTATCTGCTATTTCTTGATGTTCAATCCCGGACGTGCTTGGCGCGCATTCAAACTTATCCTTAAGTAATGGACCTCAATAAGCTATCTGCTGAAGACTTAGCCCTCCTGCTTGCTGAACTCGAGCAGGAGGACGAGACTTTATCTACAGACGTCGCAAGGATTGAGCGAAGCATCGAGAAAGAAGAGGCACTCGACTTTGTTGATACTACGGAAGAAGACACGTCAGACACTTCTGATGTAACAGCAAAACTTAAGGAGTATGGAAAGGTAAAACACAGTGATGCCCATACAAGATACAAGATTAAAATCCAGCGTCTTGCTGTTAGCCAAAACATAATCAGGCTCTCTGATACAATTCCGAATTATGACTTGCAAGCGCTCACTCGTATTGTAGCAGAAAAGCAGGTTACAATTGCGGAACGTGCGCAAGCTTCAGCCAATAAGCGTCTCAAGCGATTGCTCAATTCTCTGATACCAATTCAGGTTCGTCGTCTGTACAATACTTATCCTTGGGTTGTCAAGAGGTGCCCCGGATTTGTGTATGATACGGTTTATACCGGTCGCACAGTAGGTTCTAATAGAGCTCCTGACACAAAAGGACCTGTGATACTTTTCTGGGCAACACCTAATGTGCCGTACTTTTTTAGACAGGGGACAGAGCAGAATATCCTTTTCAAGTATCGCCCGGAAATGATATACTTAGTTGATAACGCTGTCAATATGTACTATAAGTACCAGAATGCCCAAGAAGCTAAGGCTCTTGGCGTTGCAACAAGAATTATCAAGAATCGTGTGAAGACCTACTTTGACCTCCTTATGTATAACCCTCGTTGGTTTGAGTTACTTTATAATTTAGCAAAAAATGGGTAGACAATCAGCACTTGAGCACCTTGGTCAGTACAGTGTCTTGGTGTTCCAAAATGAAGGCGCAGATACTCTTGTAAACTTCTTGCAAGAGCGGTACTTTAATGCTTGGGCCGTAGATGAGGAGAACGCGTTATCCGAAATTGCCAAAGGCGAAATTGACGTAGCTGTCTTAGATTACTACCGCAAGTATGATAAGCCTGAAGACCTTACGCTTGTACGTACTATGCAAAAGTATTACCCCGACGTTCCTATTATTCTCTGCGTTGAGAATGATGACCCGCTTGCTGCTGTTGCCGCATATGAAGCCGGTGTATCAGACTTTGTACGTAAACCGTATAATAGCGAGGAATTTGTCTGGCGTCTACGTACTTGGACAAAGCACGCGCCTCTTCGCTTCTTGCAATTCAAGAAAGAGTACGTTATTCACAATATGGTTTTGAACACAGAAGACCACACATTCTTTGATGGCTCCAAGACTATAGAATTAACTGACAAAGAGTTCTCTATTATGACATACCTCTTTAGCAGTCCGAACCAATTGCTTATGACACAAGTAATCCTTAGTGCTGTATGGCATCAGATTGACGTATTCACAAAGCGTAGTTTGGACTTCTATATGACCGCAATACGTAAGTACCTCTCACCAGACCCTAAAGTTAAGGTCGTGACAGTCTATGGCAAAGGTTATGTTTTTAGAGTGGAGAAATAGGTCTGAAATTCACAAATAAAGACTATTTATTTGACTTTAGAAGAGCTTTTGACCAATCAATGGACAATCCTATTGCCTGACTTTAAACCTCGCCAGAAGTCTTTATTTTAACCCAACCGGCTTATACTACATAAAGTAAAACCTCCCGACAATCTTGCCAGGAGGTTTTACTTTGTATATTGATAGGTTAAGCTTCTTCGTATTGGTCACAAGCTTTGGTACTTGGGCTTACATGATAGAAGTACTCAGTTTTGCCACTAATAGTCTTCGGCTTAAGTACACAGTATTGCGTGTCCCAGAACTGGTCTTTGCAACATTTCTTCCCAGTACGGATATGTTTGCAAGTGGCGCACCTAAGAACACTTGTGTCTTTGGTTTTCTTAGGAACCACAATAATCTGACGATTAGCATACTTAAAAGTACAATCTTCAGGAATTGCGTATGTTCCGGGTTGGAGTTCTGTTGGCGTCATGATTTAACTACTTTATTAAAATGTTTTAAATAGAACCGACTAAATGTACCATTAGGATTTGTCTTCTGAAAATACTTAAGTCCTTTAGATGTTGTCTCAAGCGGAAAGTCGCCGTATACAACTCTTTGGCCCAGGTCAAGTCTGTTCCAGTAAGCCCTTAGCATTGTGTGCCCGGCGTTAAGCCAGACAATATCAAGACGACAAATCTTTGAAAGCATTTGTACTTCATCTGAGTCCGCGTACTCTTTACGATTGCGCTCTGCAGCCTCAGTATTATAGCCAAAGTCTTGACGCCACGAAACAACTGGTTTGGACATAGGCTTAGGCGCGATAATCTTTGGTCCTATTCGGGCCTCAATATAACCAGTATCACCAAGAGGCTTAAAGTCAAGTATTGTAAACCCATCAGGGTACAAGGCCTCAACTACAAGCGCTTCGTCCAGAGCCTCATCAACAAGTGGCTCTTCTCCATCTTTGAGATAATAGAAGGCGTCGTTAGATAACTGAAAAGTCTCAAACATATTGTGCTCTAAGGGTAAATTTAGAAATGAGGAAAATGAATTGGAAAGTAGGTCTTAATTCGCGATTATTGATATATTTCGGCTCTTCTGGTGAATCCGGAATTTTCCAGAATATAATTAACTATCTGAAAATTTTTAATCAATTCTGGAAGACCAAAAAAACCTGCCCTTAACTCAACTCATTCTGCTTTAGATTTGACTACTTCTTCGAGCTCTTCAAGATAGCCATCTGTTGTTTCTTCGTCTACAGACTCAGTCCACTCAGTGGCCTTTTGCTGAAGGTATTTATCATATGCGTTACTCATAATATAGTATGCTTAGTACATATCTTTTTCATGAAGCCTATTCAAGCGCTCCGCTTCGCTCCATGCTGCGTCTGCGGTTGTGTACTTGCTGATAATATCAAAGTCGTCCAGAGTGTACTCAGGGTTCACATTGTAATGTCCATCCTCGTCGAAGTCATCAGACGAGAAAACATTGTATGTACCACCATCGTCCACTACATACCATAAGGGCCTTTTACGAGACATGATTTTAAGGATTACTTATTAAACAAAAGTCCCCCGAGTAGGTACTCGAGGGACTGGTCTGATAGTTGAGGGGTTGCATGCCGATTAGAGCATATCTTCTTCGCCAGGAACAGGAGTTTCGGTCTCCGTGGCAGTGGCCTCAAGCTGGGCTTTCTTCTCAGCGATGGCCTTCTCCAGAGCGGCGACACGCTCTTCAGCCTTCTTGACAGCATCCTTGGCTTTCTCCAGCTTGAGCTCGAGGTCGAGAACCAGCTCAGCGCCGGTCAGCGGAGTACGGTTGGCAAGGTTCTCACGGCGAGCCATGTAGTTGGCGTTGAAAGCGTCAGACTCTTCAGTGGCATCCATGATGTCATAGGCGTCAGTGTTGACGACAGACTTGTGGACCGTAGCCACGGCTTCAGGGTCCTGCTCAGTAGGAGCGGGAATCACGACCCGGTAAAGGACAGAGTTGGAGCGCTTGACGGGAACGATACCAGTAATCTGGCCAGTAACGTTGTCCTCCTCAGTCTCGCCCTTGATGACGATGGTACGACCGACGTTGCCGATGTACTTGGCGACTTCCTCGGCCATACGCTCTTCGGACCACTGCTCGGCCTTGGCGCGGGAACCGGCGTGACGGGTGACCTTGGCGCGCTCGACGACCTCATCGAAGATTTCGAAGAGCGGAGCCTTGTAGTTCTTCACTACGCGCTTGCCGTTATCGAGCTTGACCGCGTAGGCGACAGTGTTGGAACGCTTGATTTTCACGCAGCCAACGACTGTACCGTTTTCGTACTCGATGGTACCAACTGGAACCAGGCGGCAACGGTGGCCTACATTCTGCTGGCACTCAGCAAGAAGAGCTTCAAGCTGGGCCTCCTTGTCAGCCGTAGTGCCTTCAGTGGGCTCTTCGGTTTCAGGGTTCTGCTCTTCTGCGGCGGCAGCGCGAGCTTCGAGTTCAGCGTTAATAGCAGCAATGGTCTGCTCATCGGCGGTTTCCTGAAGAGCAACCAGCTCTTCATCGGACATCTTTTTGAAATTGTGCTTCATGATGCTTTAAGGTTTAAAAATTGGGGTTAAAAATTAAATTTTTTTCTTTATACAAAGATAAGAATTATTTTTGACTTTTATGCTATTTTTTAGAGTTTATTTTTCATTTTGCACTCAAGGGCTTTTGCTTCCTTATTATCTTTACAGAAATGAAAGGATTAGACTTTACGCCTTCAAATGAATTGAGCATTTCCAAGAGCCTATCCTCAAGGACCTTAGTGGGAATGCCCTGACGCGCAGGAATTATATCTACAATTACAGTTACTCCTGATTGTCTTGTAAGGATTGCTTTCATTTAGTTCCATTTCTGTAATCTTACTTCGGGCCAAGTCTCACACCGTTTCTGATATTCAGCTTGTGCTTGACGATAACTATATGTCCTGAGGACTTCCGTCCACCTGCCTCCATTATAGACCTCAACAGTATACATTTCACTTTTACTGGTATTGTTTGCTACCATAACCGCTTTGAGGACTTCATAGGCTTGGTCAACAGAAAGCTCGTAAATACTAATAGACTTAAAAGTTCCGTCAGACAATAAAGCCTCAATATAACTTGCGCCATTGGACTTGTAAACACCAACAAATTCACGCGGAAAGTTGAGAGGGTCCGGGCATCTAATATCCAAGTACTCATCTGGGATGCGCTCAGCAATTGCTTTACAAAGCATTGTCTTGGCATTAACGTAAACTTCTGTGTAGTTCATAACTTGTCTCCAAATGTTATAAGATAATTATGTTCTCTTGTTATCACACGGAGCTCGGTTGCTCCAAGAGTTGTAGTCACTTCAAAGGCAACAGCGAATGACTGACGATTGGCGCCGATAACTCTTAGACGGTCGCCGTTCTCTGCTTCGCGCTCAGCTAGGCAACGCTTGAAGGCTGCTTGTTTCTCGGCGCTCGGTTTAACATACGCGTCTCTGAGTGTACGCTTGGTACTCTTATTGTAAGCCTCAACAAAGTGTTGACCGAGCTTACTTTTTGCATTGAGCTTTTCCATCACACTTTATAGATATAAATTGTAGCGTTCGGGTCGTCACGCTGAAGTGAAATAACACTCCAACAAAGACCGGCATTATGAGCGATAAATTGCTTAGAACTACCGCGCTCAAGCCAAATTGCGATGTAGTCGCCCTCGGGTAAAACCTGGTCGTGAACAGCTCCAAAATACTCGGACGTATGCACGTCACCGTCGGAATGGAGAATGTCCCAAGTGGAATTGTCCCAGCCTTCACAATTGATACCGTGAATAAGCTTAAATACTTGTTTGTCCATAGTACTTAGTGTTTTAAGGAATGTTAATAGATTGCAACCTGACCATCTGCAAGGACCTTAGCCTCTCCGACAAGTTTGCCGTTCTTAAAAAGCATATAGGCGTCAAGGTCCTCATTGTATTCCACGTCACAGTGCTCTGTGTGTCTTGACTGAGTCCCGAGGACCGCGTCCCCGAAGTATTGCTTGTCGTATCGGTTCATAATTAGCTCTAATTTCTAAATACAAATATAGCATTTATATTGATAAGTTGTATCAGTCCTTAAGCAAATTCTTAATATTTTGGATTTAAGGTTATAGGGCATCATAGTCCTCAAGCCGATACAAGTAGTATTGTCTTCCGTTGGACCGCTCCACAATGAAGTCAGGACTCGGGAGAAGGTCGAAATTGAAGTTGGCCAGAGCTGCAATACTAAAGTAAACCCCAGAGTTTCGCTTATAAGTACCGTAGACCAGCTTCGACCCATTGCCAAAGTACTTCAAGAAGTGCTTTTCGTTGGAGTGCACGAACTTAATTATTTGATTGGAGAAAGGGTCCAAGGTTCCATCACCCCATTGGATATTCCAACGACTAATAATTGGAACAAAGTACTCAAGTAGAGCTGTTTTTGAGTTGTCATTGGCTTCCTCGTAATATCCACGATAAAGAGCCGCAAAAAGGAAATTATTGGTCATCTTATTACTTTTAAAGTTTTTATCTGGTACCCAAGGGCCGCACTCAAGGACCCAAGGATATGAGGATTGTCCCTTAGCTCAACCTATATACAAATATAGCAAATATATTGATAGGTTGTATCAAACCTTAAGCACTTATTTGCAAATAAGGGCTTAGGGTTTTCAGAGCACATTATTGTCTTGCAGCATAAGAGCTTGCTTAGTGGTGTAACTTGTGCCATTGAGAGCATTGAGGTAGTCCCGCATTGAATGCTCGCGGTCCAGGTCTCTTTGGAGTCTTCTGCTTTGACGGGCCCAGGCTCCTCTCCTGAAAGAGCTCACGATGCCAAGGGTCTTGTAAAGCGCGTTGTCAATCTTGAAGATGACAAGGGAGATGAGGTCACAAATCTTTTTCATGATTACTTTTTAATTATTTTGTTAGTGAGTTTCCAAAACTTGTCGGTACTAATGAGGGTTGCCGCGAGAATTACCCAGCCAAGGAACCCAGTATAAAGGCTCTCAAGGAACGCCACATCCGGGTCCACTCCATGGTGGACCAAAAGACTCATCTCGACAAGAACTACAAGACCACCGATGGCTACGATAGCGACACTAAGGACTGCAGTAAATGTATTCTCTTTCATTTCTAAAAAGTTTTAATAAGGTTACTTGGTACCCATGTGCTGCAATCAAGAGCACATGGATATGAGGATAAGAAGCACCTCCCGGAGGAGGTGCTCTTCAGGTCTTACTGGTTTTTCTTGGCTTCCTCAAGGGCGCGAGTGAGGAGGTTCACTTTGTTAGTCGCGCTTTCGAGCTGGGCCTGAGCTTTCTTAAGTGCTTCCTCAAGTTCCTCAAGGGACTCGGGAACATGGACCCGGGATTTGGTCTCCCTCTTCTCGGATTCCAAGTCGACCTCAAGGAGCTTGGAACCATAGGTGCGGCGGTAGAGTTTCCCATCGTCACCCTCGACGACCACAAGGACGCACGGGGTCTTGGGTCTCAGGTCCGCTTGGGTGGTTTTGACCCATCCCTCGACCCACTCGATGGTGCCAGCGGGAACGATGCGAGCGCGATGCCCGATAAGTTCCTCAGCTTGTTTGCGGACCTGGGTGGCGATTTCAGCCTTGGAGAGTTCAACATTGTTGTTCATGACCTCAAGGGTCTCGGAGTTGGAAAGATTCTTTTCCATAATACTTAGTGTTTTTAAGGTTTTTGTTAAAATACTTGGGACTTTCCCAAATTTTTTGGCACCCAAGGGTCGCAATCAAGGACCACAAGGATAAGGGTATTTAAGGTTTCTTAATTAGTTCCCTTGATTTATCAAAAATTTTTGATGTGGTCTGCTATATTTTTCGATTACGTAGCGACTTTAGAATCAAGGGAGCAGTTATTAAAGAACTTGAATTCCTTCAGCAAGTTTCTCAAAATTCTCAAAAATATAGTCAGCTAAATATTTACAAACCAATTGAGTATTTATTGGAGAATTTTTAATAATTGTGGTAACTTCATAAGATTTTTTGGAATTCTCATCGTCCAAAAATTCTTGCACAATAATGGTACCTTTCTCAATTTTTTTAGTTTTAGTGCTCACAATCAGTTTCATATTTCTAAAGATTTTGATTAAACTTATTTCCTTATTTTCTCTAATGCTAAGATAGACATTTTTTTTCATATAAAAAAATATTTTTCTACCCCAACCCAGCACCCAAATTGGCATAAGTTGTTGATATTCAATTAGTTAGGCCCTTTTTCAGACATGGGGCCCCTTAATACTACTATGTCGCAAGGCCCTCCTCTGAAAATAAAAAATCAAGTACGCGCATACAATATAAAAATTCGTAACTATTCAAGATAGGCATTAAAACATCGGAAACATTGTTTAATAGGCATTAAATAACAGCTCGACCTCAAGTCTTCTTTAGCGTAGCTTTTAGCTGACACGGAGGCCCTCAAAATATTGAACTTCTTGGAGCGAGCTTAAACAATAAAAATTTTTAACTAATTAAAAATCAGCCACTTATAAAAACAATCTAAACAATCTTAAACAATATTTTGTTTTTTATAACCGACTGATTTTCAATAAATTAGGTCCTTTTAAACAATAAAACAATAAAATCTATAAAATAATTATATAGAATTGTTTTTAGATTGAAATATTAAAATTATTTAATAATTGGTTCCAATATAAAAATCGTATATACCTATATAGGAACTTGTGTTTTGTTTGTTTGGAAAAAGTCCAATTTATTGAAAATCAGCCAGTTACGGAAAAACAATAATTGTTTGATTGTTTAAACAATACTTAACTATCTGAAAATCAATCAGTTACATTGTTTAGAACCTAATTTTTGCTAAATTTGCTAAAAAATGCTGGCCTTTCATCCAGATTACTTATATTTGTATGTGCGTATATAAGCTCGCATACAAACCGCTATGAATCAGAATAAACCCCTGCTTGTTAAGGTCAAAGGTCTCGTTACGCTCTTTGATGAAGTACCGCCGTTAGAGCCGGCTATGCTCAACACTCCTCGTGAGTACTGGCTCGTACACGGAAATACGATTGTACACCGCGTCTACTATAGCAAGAATATCATCGAAGATTTGTATCAGGCGTTGTCACAAGAGCCTTTTCGCAGTCTGCCTCCAATCCAGAATTGGGCGCAACCGCAAATCGAAGTACACTTGACACCACACACTGAAAAAGAAGCTGCAGTTGGGCCAACATCTACGCCTGAGAGCCGCAGGTTCCATAAAGGCGCATGGTGTTATTATGACCTTATTACCGGCAGACTCGTTGAGCTTTATCCTATTGAGGGCGTGTGCGCTAAAGACCTCGGTATAGGCGTGCACTCTGTCCATGCCTGCAGCTGGGGTAATACCGCGGTTATAGGCGGTACGATTGTTACCGCTAATCGCTACCTTACTGATGAAGAGCTTGAGTTGAGGCGCATAGCCACTGCGAGGTTCGGTAATGGCCACGCCGTGCGCGTGTACGCGTATGATTATAATGGAGAGGCCGTCGGCGTGTTCGCTACCATAGCTGACACAGCTCATGAGTTACAAATAGACTATCGCAATGTTCGTCGTGGGTTGCTTAGTCCAGGTCATTTGCAGCAAGGTTATTACTTTTACGCAGACCCTGACAAGCGACCGCCTGTAAACCCTGACAATTTATTATAATGGCTGGATTTGGAAAAACTGACGGTCCGCAAGACCCGGACGAAGATGTAATTATTATTCACTTGGGTCATTTGTCTAATGAACAATTTGAACGAGTGCAACAGTCTATTATAGCCTTTATGAATGTGCGATGGCCGAACATTGCGCAAATTGGAATAGATAGTTAACGCTGGTATACTATGACTAAAGACATCATATCCTCTCGTCTTGGAGACATTCTGCCCAATGTTGCGCCGGAGAGGCGTAATGCTCAAGCTGAGGCTATCCACCAACAGCTCTCTGCTAAAGAGCTCGCTCGTATTCAGCTTAAAGCCCGTAATGCTGGCTTGGAAGAGCAGCAGAGACAACAGGAGCGCGAGGAGTTAGCCGTAAAGCATAATATGCACGTAGAAGACCTGGCGCCTACTGACACAGACGAGTCACTTAACGCCGCCAAACAAGCGGCTGAGCGCGCGGCTATTAACAAAGCAATAGATGACCAAACACCGGCAGACCCGCTAGACCTTAAAGAGGTACAGGTAACAACCAAAACAGGCCAACAGTTATCTGCCGCGCAAATGCTAACACTCCAGACTCTCCAGGGTACTACTAGGCCTGAGATGGCTAAATTACTCAACAATTTAGGCATCAACCTGTCAATCAGACTCAGCAAGACGGACACGGCCAATCTATTGGCATGCCTTCTCACTTGTAACGAGACACAGCTGGCTGCACTAATGACTAATGATAAGTTGCCTCTCGCCATCAAGGCTATTATTAAGCGCATTCAGCAGGACGCAAGAATTGGAGAGACGGCTACAATTGAGCGTATTTGGGATAGGCTATTTGGTAAAGGCCCTATGAGTCTTGATGCAACATCTATCACAGGTGTGCCTTCTGCCGCGCCTGGCCTCATTCCTGACCAGCCAATATCTAGAGAGGCTTATGTCATTATCCGTGAGACACTTTTAAAGTAGTTATGGCACAATCATTAGAGGATATACAGCAGGCGGCTATTGCGCAAGTCAAGGGACAGGTCTCTGCAAGAGACCTTTTTGCGTTAGAGCTAAAAGGCTCACTCGAGAGCTACTCGCGAGCTATGTTTAAAGCGCAGTATGGCTCATCACTTATTGTTGCCGACCTACACAAAAAGTTATTCGCAGCCTTACAGTCAGTTGTCGATGGAGACGTCAAACATCTTATAATTAACATGCCGCCTCGATATGGCAAGACACTTATTGCTATCAAGATGTTCGTCTCTTGGTGTTACGCGCTTAATCCCAAGTGCCAGTTCATGCACTTGTCATATTCAGACTTGCTGGTTAATGACAACTCATCTACTATTAGAGAGATAATGACATTGCCGCTCTACAAGGAGTTGTTCCCGCAATCGGCGCTCCTTAATGAGAATAAGGGCAGTACTCGGTCTTGGGAGACTAAAGCTAAAGGCTCATTCTATGCCGTGTCAACTCAAGGGCAGGTTACCGGCTTTGGTGCTGGCGCCATGCAAGAGATGTCTGCCGCGGCTGACGCTTCAATGGCCGAGCGTATATCACAAGCTTTTTCCTTCGATGAGGCAACGCAAGCTAAGCTGGCTTTAATCGGCGCTGCGTCTAACGTCTTCCCCGGCGCAATTGTTATAGACGACCCATTAAAGCCAGAGGACGCAACGTCAGATATTGTTCGAGAGCGCATTAATTCCAGGTTTGAGAACACAATCCGGTCCCGTGCTAACTCCAGAGAGACACCTATAATTATAATAATGCAACGCCTGCACGAGCATGACCTGTGCGGTTATCTACTGGACACTGAGCCTGATAACTGGACTGTGCTAAGTCTGCCCGCTTTACGTACAGAGACAACTATCAAGCACGTCCAGGATGAGAACGGGGAGGATACGATTGTAGAGGAAACAGAGGAGGTAGCTCTTTGGCCTGTTAAGCATACCGTTGAGGAACTGCATCATTTACAGGAGGTAGACCCACTGACCTATGATACACAGTACCAACAGGACCCGACGCCTAAAGAGGGTCTAATGTACGAGGAGTTCAAGACTTACAATCCTGCGGACCCACCGCAGGCGTTCTTATCGTCTAGTCAGCGGTGGAACTATACTGACACAGCTGATACTGGCGCTGACTTCTTAGCCTCTGGCTGTTTCGTCAATACACCAATGTGCGCATACATAACAGACATTCTCTATTCTGATGAGCCAATGGAAGTAACTGAGCCCAAGCTGGCCAGAATGCTTACAGTTAACAGAACAAAGCGAGCAAAGATTGAGGGCAATAATGGCGGCCGGTCATTTGCAAGAAGCGTTAAGCGTATTCTACGTGAGGTACTTCACAACATGTCAACTGTCATAGAAACTTTCACGCAGACGAAGAATAAGCAGGTCCGCATATTCTCCAATTCTGCGCTCGTCTGCTCAGACATATACTTCCCCGAGGGCTGGGAGAAGAAGTGGCCGAAGTTTGCCGCAGCTATAAAGACGTATCGCAAGAAGAATAATAAGTCTACCAAGCATGATGACGCGCCTGATATGCTAACCGGCATTATAGAAATGCGAACTAGCAAAAGTCTGCACCGCGGTATTAAAAGAGGCAATTAACAATATAGCATGTTAGATTTGCAAGAAATAGTATTTGGTCCAAATTTTACTATTATATTTACCATTGAAGGTTGCGCGGGCTAAGGGAAGCTCAAAACGTAACTCAAGCATCTCCGTTAAACTCATAAATTCGAATTACTATGGGACTTAATTGCGGGTGCCCTGCAGGCGCCCATCTTGCTGACCTGAGCATCCCGGATTGCAAAGAATCCTTGGGCCAGATTCAGAAGGTTATTTTCCAGCGTATGAAACAGGCTAACGGTACCAAGAATACCATTGCCGACCCGACGCTGAAGGCCTCCTGGACCGCTCTCATGTCCGCCGCAGACGGTACTAAGTGTATCATCTCGCCCTACATTCAGGGTCCTACCACTGAGCCTGGCGCAGCACGTACCTGGGGCGGTGGTAATGACTCCCTTGGCGGTATGGCTGTCATCATCGGCACTGAGCCTACCACCTTCTCTGGTAACATTTACCAGGAAAGTCAGTCTGTCATCAAGACTCTCAAGACCTACATGTGCGAGAACATCGGCGTGTACCTCATCGATGAAAATGGCCGCATCGGCTGCATTGCTGATAATCCGGCCAATCCGACTGCGTATTCCCCGATTCCCATCAGCTCGTTCTTTGTGGGCGACAAGAACCTTGGCGGCTTCGATGCTCCTGACGGAAACGCCATTTCCTGGAGCTTTCCCCCGAATTGGAGCGACAACCTAGTAATTGTCACTCCGTCGGACTTCAATCCGCTGACGGACCTGGTCAACGCCGCTTCGGCCTAAACCGCAAATCCTTCTTCTTACTGCAATATGCTTCCTCTTTCTGTTACGCTCATGGCCCTTTCCGCAGGCACCCGACAGTCTTTCAGCATTGACCATGCTGAAAGGCTGCTTCGGATGCCAAATAGCGGTTGGGGGCTTCCCGCGGATAGCGAGTACGAGTATAGCCCGATAACGGGCTTGCACAAGAAGAAGGCCCAGAGGACTATGGTTCATCGGAAACCAAAGGCATAATTGCTTTTCCAGCTCGACACTGGGTAGTCTTCCTAAGTTAAAAACAAAGTGTGATGCTTGAATTTGAAGCCATACGCGAAATTCTCAAAGCGCCTAAGAAGCGTGAGCGCATAAACAGAGCACTCATGCTCCAGAGGCGTATCAGGTTTCACACTGAAACCAATGTGTCAAGGTCCAGTGTGCCGCAAGCACAGGTTTTCCTTGACTGGGTTTCACACATGCTGCCGAAAGATAAATTTGCTATTTTCCTTAGTTTGTTTCAGTTTCCGCTGCCCTCCTCCACCGTAGTTGAGGATGTGTACCGTGAACTTGAGCGGGTCTTTGATAGCCGAAACTTTTCAGTTTCATTCCAGTTCAAGGACCAGGCTGCAGCCGAGGATTGGGCAACTTATCGGACGGTACGCCTTCATGAGCCTCAAATATGGCGGACTCGTGGTTGGCATAAGATGCAGGTATCGCCTAATTCTATTTTGGTTGTCGATATGCCACCTGTGCAGACGACTGAGAGACCTGAACCGTATTTCTATTGGCTTGACCTCGAGGACGTTATCGACTATAAATTGATTGAGGGCGATTGGAACCGTTTTGAGTGGCTTATTTTCAAGCAGGGGCCTAAGAAGATTGCAGTGTTTGACGATTTGTCGATTCGCATCTTCGAGATTAACGAGAAACAAGAGATTGTACGCCAGCTTTCTCAGGCGTTCCACGGTCTCACATATTGTCCGGCTCGGTTTTTCTGGTCTACTGCTCTAAATGAGAAAGAGCGCGACATTAAGAAAAACCCGCTTGTTAAAGAACTGGCTAACCTTGATTGGTATTTGTTTTTTGCGCTATCTAAGAAGCATCTCGACTTGTATGCGCCGTATCCTATTTATAGTGCCTACCAGGAAGATTGTAACTATGAGAATAGCGAGACGGGTGACTACTGTGATGGAGGTTTCCTGCGTAACGCAAAAGGTAATTACAAATTCTTAGCTGATGGTTCTGTAGAGCGCTGCCCGATTTGCGGTTCTAAGCATCTTGCTGGCCCTGGTTCCTTTATTGAGGTTCCTGTGCCTAATCAATCTGAAGGTGTAGCAGATATGCGTAATCCTGTTCAGATTACCACTATTGACCGTGAGTCTCTTGACTACAATGTTAAAGAAGTTGTACGTCTTAAGGACGAAATTATCACGTCCATTGTTGGTTCTGGAGGCACAGTAAGTGAAAAAGAAGCAATCAACGAAACCCAGGTTTCTGCTAATTTCGAAAGCAAAACCAGCGTGCTTAATGCTTTGAAGACAAACTTCGAGCTTGCGCAGAAGTTCGTTGATAACACAATCTGCAGACTGCGTTATGGTGAAGTCTTTACAGACTCCTCTATTAACTGGGGCACCGAGTTCTATATCTTCACGGTAGGTGAACTTTATAAGCGCTACAAAGAAGCTAAGGAAAGCGGTGCGTCTGATGCTGAACTTAACGCACTTGCCGAACAGAGACTCGAAGTCGAGTATAGGAACAATCCTATCGAGCTGCAGCGTATGAAGGTTCTTCGGCAACTTGAGCCTTATCCAAATAAGACGACCAACGAAGTCGTTGACTTGTTTGATAAAGGTTTGCTCGATGAAGACCAGGTTAGACTAAAAGTGAATTTTACTCCTTATATCAAGCGTTTCGAGCGCGAGAACATAGATATTGTGTCCTTTGCGTCCGGCCGCCCGATGAGAGAGAAGGTTTCAATTATTTTACAAACACTTCAAAGCTATGTATCAGAAGAAAAACAAAGAGGAGCTCGAGAGCCTCAAGCCTGAGGAGCTCGCAGTACACCGCAAAGAGCTGATGGTCCGCAAGGCGGAACTTCTGCAGAAGAAAAAGGCAGGTGCCATAACGGACGAAGAGCAGTCTGAGCTTGACGAGCTTGCTGTCTATCTTGTCGCTGTTGACAAGCTTGCTGCTAAAAAGCCTACTACAGGCCTCGGTGCTACTGCCCCTGAGGTCGAGCAGCTGAAGCTGGAAGAGCTGAAGCCCGAGCAGCCTAAGGCCAGCAGTTATATTCCGCCTAAAGGCGAAGAAAATGTTGCCGTTTTGCGCCTCACCAAGGGTCGTCGGTTCAATCCTGATACGGGTGAGCGCGAAGCTCCTGTGTTTACGCAGAAATTCAATGCCAGTGAGTATCGTCTGTTTATGGCGCACTACAAGAGCCTTGGCTACACCATCGAGGAAGTTATGTATAACCCATTTAAATAGTAGAGTATGCTGACAGTTGATATTCTTAAGCAGAACACTAAGCTTTCTGGCTTGAGCGACGAGCAGCTGAATGCAATTGCTACTATGTCGCAGAATGACGAGAATACCGTTATCGGTGCTCGTATCGGAGAACTGCATGGCCAGTATGACGCCGATGTACTTGGTGTTTCTGGTATTGCTAAAAAGAGCGGTGAGAAAAGTTACGACTATGTTAAGCGTGTTCTCGGTGACTACAAAGCCAAGCTTGAGGCGTCCAAGACTCTTCAGTCTCAGCTTGATGCCGCTAAGGCGCAGGTTGAGGAGCTGAAAGCTAAGGGCACCGACGAAGCTATCAAGCAGGAACTCAAGGACGCAAAGACCCGAGTTGAACAGCTGAAAGCTAGCCTTCATACCAAGGAGACAGAGTTTGCCACTGCTAAAGCTGACCTTGAAAAACAGGTTATGAACGCTCATGTGGATTATGCGTTCCAGGCTGCTACTGCGGGCCTTAAGTTTAAAGATGGTATCAGTGAGTCTCTTAAGAGCGTCATTCTTAGCGCAGCTAAGAACGAAGTTCTTGCGAAAGGCGCGCCTGAACTTATTGATGATGGTAAGGGCGGCAAACGTCTGGCTCTCCGCGGTGCTGATGGTAACCTGGTTAACAACCCCAAAAACGGTCTTGCGCCTTACACCATTCAGGAACTCGTGATGGAAACGTCCCTTAAAGATGCTATCAGCACGGCGCCTGTTCACGGTGGCGGCGGCACCGGCCCGACCCCTCCTGCTGACCCGAACTTGCCTCTTGACCTGTCTGGGGCAAAGACACAACTTGAGGCTGACAACATGATTGAGAATTATCTCTTAACTGTTAAGGGCCTCACTCGCGATAAAGTTGAGTTCGGTGAAGAGTCTCTCAGACTCCGTAATGAAGCAAAGGTGGCAGAATTGCCTCTCAAATAGTAATCTACTGAAGCACAAGGGTAATGCCTCAGACTCGTTAAATCTTCTTAAAAGCAAGCACTATGAGCTTAGTTAACACACGCATTCAGAACATCCGGGCAAATTCTCGTCTGGATAAGTTCGAGCTCCGCCCGAGTCGCTATGGCGCGCTGGACCTCTTCATGGACCAGAGCCGTGACCCGAACGGCATTCTTACTCCGGAGCTTGTCGAGAAGGCTCGCACTTCTATCGGCAACACCCTTGAGACTCCGGTTATCAATTACGATGCGAACATTTCCATCGGTAACACTCGTAGCGTGACCATCGCAGACAGTGAGAACACTTCTGCCATGGTTCAGTTCTCCTTCACTACCTATTCCTGGGGCTTCACAGTCACCCCGGCGATGTACATGAACAACGAAATCAGCATCCAGCGCGACTTTGAGGCGAAGATGATGAAGTACATCTACAAGTTCGCTTCCACGCTTGACGCTGCTGCTCTCGCTGCTCTCGCTGCCGCCAAGACCCAGGTTATGGCTAATCCGCTGTTCTACACGTTCGGTTCCAATACGCTTTCCGCGGCTTGGCTCCAGCGTGAGAACCTGCTTGGAGACCTCAACGTGATGATGGAGGCCAATGACTTCTTCGGTCAGCTCCATGTTGTCGGTGATGCCGGCGTTCAGAGCCTTGTCCGCAAGCTCGCTCAGAAGGACCTCTACAACATCGAGAACAAGCGCAACGAGTGGGGCGACAAGGTGTTCCACTTCACCAACGGTATCGCTGCGGCGCAGAATGTCTTCGCCCAGGGCTACGCAGTTCAGCAGGGCGCAGTTGGTATGCTGACCCGTTTCGAGCGCGATAGCATCCTCGGTACTCGTTCTGGCGACGGCCACGAGTGGGGTATCGCCACGCTGCCGGTCCTCAACATGCCCGTTGGCACCTACTTTTACGACTCTGTCGACAACTACTCCGGCATCGCCGGCGCGGCAACTGCCGACCTGACTCGTACTCGTAAGGAGCACTACGGCTTCGCGGTAGACGTCTGCTTCGTCACTGCTTACAACAGCGACCCGGCAACCCTCGCCAGCCCTATCATCGGCTTCAACATTGGGTACAATTCCGCCACCGACAAGCTCGGTCTCGTGGTTAACAACGTTGGCCAGTAATAGAGCAAAAACCCTTTCTGTTTCATAGCTTTAAGGTCAGAGGACGCCGTGGACCGCTAAAGTCCTAAGCGTCCTCTGTTTTTATATTAAAAGGCATGCGACATGTTACGAGCAAAACACATACAAGATAGTCTTCTCGGCCTTGTTGGCTGGAAGCAGACCGATGACGCTAATCCCGACCTCCTGCTATCTTCTAACTTACTTGGCAGCGAGAGCGGTCTCTATTATCAGCAGGCGCACCCTTTGCTCACTCTCAATAACATGGCGAGCATTGCGCCTGATTTTTCTGGCTATACTAGGCCTGAGTACGATGAAGCTACCACGTATTTCAAGGACCAGGTAGTCAAGGTTAGTACAACTGTCGAGGAAACAACAACGGTTAAGTATTTTAAGGCAATTGAAAACGTACCTGTGAATACGAAGCCAGGAGTTGCTGATGGCTGGCCTAATTACTGGATTGAAACCTCGCCGTTCTCTGAATGGCTTGAAGATAAGACGCGTGCAACTATTTATAAAGCAGTCT